AGTAACAGCCTCTTCACCTTTAACACCAGTTTCAGTCTTTAGTAACTTTTGATTTTTACCAAGTAAAGCTCTTGTCTTACCATCCTTACCAACACCAAGCCATTTTGCTAATGCTGTATTAGCCTCTCTTGACTTTACTGCTTGCTGATCTGGTGGTAATGAAAGGTATGAAGAAAGAGCATTATCAAATGATCCAGATAAAGTTTTTACGCTAGGCTGCACTGGTATAGGCTCATCATAGATAGCCATATTTACTTCAGCTGCTTTACCTTTTTTAACTTTACCTGCTTTAGAGTGTATGCTTTTAGATCACCAACATTTCTTATAAGCATTGGCATCTCATCCATCTCGGCAAATGCAAATACTCTGTCACCATTTGATAATGCTTTCTCAGCTTCCATTATTGTTTTTGGCTCAACACCAGCAGTGCTTAATTCGGTTATGGTGTTTGTAATATCAGACAATTTTCCTTTAGCTGTGAATGGAACTATGTCTGCAATCATTCCAGTTTTACGCAAACCAGATTCGATTACATCAGCAGCAGCAGGAGCTAACGCTTCAGCGCCAGCCATTAATCCTTTAGCACCATACTTAACTGCTTTACTAGCAGCTTGGAATGCAGGTATAGCATTCAACAAATCTAGCGCTTCTGGTGTAGGACGTAATGTCTGACCTTCGCCAGTAGTAGGAGTAAAGCCATAGCTCATAGCCTCCATTACTTTGCCAAGATCTCCTACAGTGAGATCCTTCAAAGTAAGAGTGCCAACATCAGGCAAACCAATTACAGCAAAATCTAGATACTCTGCACCAGACTGTATTGCAGATCCAATGTTACCCATAAATTCCTGCAAATCATTTCTAGGTATACTTTGGATTGATGCTGTGTCTTCTGGAAATACACGACCAGCAGTTGGCATGGCGCCAGTTGCTGGAGCAGGTTTAGCAGCAGGTACTTCCTGACCAATAATACTAGCTGGTGTGCTTCGTCCAGCAGCAATCCTAGCAGCAGCCTCTGGTGAATCAGGAGTCAAAACAATCTCACCCATTGGAGCTTCTAACTGTGCAGCTGGTGGAACTGGCCCACGAAAGTTAGGATCACCCTCATCTAACTCACCAGTAGGTAATGCAGCCGCAGCAGAGTTTAAAAACTTTTCTTCCAAGTTCATTTCATAGCCTCTTTCATTCTCTCTTGGGCTGTCATTAACTTTTCCATGTCATCTTTTGAGAATTTATAGTCTGGATTTTTTCTTCTTATTTCTTCCTCTGAAAAGAATTTTCCTTTTTCTGGAGGAGGTACTCCATTTTTCATTTTGCCAAATGTCTTTTTTAATGCTTTATATTCTTCATCAATATTTTTTAATTTTTGATCAGACTGACCAGCGCTAACTAATTGTTGCGCTCGTGTAGTAACATCAAATGGCTCGCCTTTTTTACGAGCCTCTAAATACTCAAATGTAATTTGATTCTTTAATGAAGCAGACTTTCTCTTGGCATCATCCATACCAGCTTGGAATGGATCAGATATACCAAGACCATTGTCAATAATATTTTTAGCCATAGACAAATCTTTGTCTTGTGACCGTATTTGCTTGCCAAGAGTATGAGCCTCCTCCCAACTAATTTTTCCGTCTTTTGCAAATTGCCTTAATTCATTTTCGCCAATTTTATTTAATGCAATTTGCTGCTCTAAGCTAAACATAAATTCAAAATTAGCAGGAGATTTATCCTGACCATTTCTAATGGCTTTTATTTCTGCACTGCTTGCTTGACCAGTGCTGAGTAATATATTTACAAGATCATCACCAGTTATTTTTCCAGTGTAGAAATCATCTCTTGCAAGCATTGCCTCTTCTTTATTTAACTTTTCTTTACGAGAAAAATCATCCTGCCTAAACTTTTCTTTTTTGCTTTCGGAGTTGTAAAATTGATCCACAACTTTATCTCTTGTTTCCGTAGAAAGTGTATTCCACAAAGCCTGATATTTACCTGTACTCCCTTCTTGAATAGCTTGCAGTTTTGATGCCAAACTATTTTCAGGAGTAGATTGTCCAAACTCATCAGAAGAAAAGTAATTTGAAAGCCTATCAACATAAGCTTTTTCAGTTCTTGTATCTAAATTCTTTTGAGCATTTGCAAACGCAATAGGATCATTTGTCTGCATGATCATGTCTAATCTTTTATTGCGCTCACTTAATACCATTCCATTTAATTTTTGCGGATCTGGTTCAGCGTCAATACTTGCTCTAACTACAGAGTCAAAATCACTTAAAGATCTATTGACGTTTTCCTCAATAATCTTTGCATTAAGTTCACCAATTCTCTTGGCCGCAGCTTGATACACTACGTTTGACGCAGTAGCTACTGATGCTCTAAAAGCATTAGCTTGCTCTGGATCTATCCTTGCAATTACATCACCGTTACCTTTTGCAATACCGTAAAACTGTTCATCCAGCTGTCTAATATTTGTAATCTGACCAGCTTCAACTTGTTTGTATACGGTAGCAATCTCACTTCTAGCAGCAAGTTCAAGCGTAGATCTAAGTTGACCAGCCTGTATCTTTCTAGCTGCATCACCAAAGTATGTGCCAGCAGCAGGAGCTTTTAAAGCAATGTCATAGGATCCCTGCTTTGCAGCCATGATCTGCTCATCAGAGATAGGGTTGTTATATGCCCATTGCTCACCTTCACGAATAGCAGTTTTTGCAGCAGCCTTAAATGCAAACTCACTCAAACGATCAAGAGACTGACCAATCATTTGTGAAGTTCTCTCGCTCTCACGCAAGTCAGCAAAGTCTAACTTTTGCGTAGGCTGAGATAGCAATCCAGATTGTTGGTATGTTGGTAATGGCATAGTATTTACATAGTCGCAGTTTTTTGCATTAATCTTGGAGAATAACTTCCAGCCTCAACAACTGGCACAGTGCTACCGCCAGCAGCAGGAGCAGATCCTAGTTGGCTATACTGGAATCCAGCAGAAGCTAATGACATAGCTGCTTGAAAGTATCCTTGCTTTTCTGCTTGGTTAGCAGCTGATGCATACATAGCTTTTTGAGCCTCACCCATTCTTTCAGCACCAGCAGCACCAGATAAAGATATTTCAAACTCCTTACCAGCTCTACGAGTATTTACATCTTGAATTAATGCAGCAGATCCTTGGAATGATTGAACACCACCAGCTGATCCTCTAGCTCTAGCTGCTGCATTTGTTTCATTTAATTTCTGCAAAGTCATGTTTGCTTGCTGCTCGTATTGCAATGCACGTTGCTTACTTTCAAGGCTTGCTTGCTCTGCTTGCAAATGTAATTGCCGACCACGAGCTTGACCAGCTTGAATGCTATTAACAGCTGACAATGCCGCAAATGCAATAAGTGCTACTTGTGCCATGTTAAGTCCCCTGATGTACAGCTACTTTATACTCAATACCAAGTAGCGTCATTTTTAATGGGAGATTCTGAGATACGGTAATCTTTGCGTCCTGAGAATATCCCAAGATCCCATGTAATACCTTAATGCCAGTGAAGTCTGGAATGTCAGCATCCAATATGCTGGCAGTATCAAAGCTTCTAATAGGCACTTCGATATTATTAATCTTTAAATGCTGTGTATCTTTTAATACAGCATTCACTTCCACAATACGTTTTTTAAATCCAATGCGAGTGCCTGATGCCAGTCTTAATTCAATTGGCTGGGTAGCTACAGTAACTTCATATGGCAACCCAACTTCATATGATGAAGTAGACGCACGAGGAAAAGTAACAGTACCACCAGCGGGTACTACCTGATCAGGCTGGATAGTGCCATCTAGCTTTACATTAACCGTCTTAGCAATCAAGTGTGATGCTGATGCACTAGCAGCTGCGCCACCTTTGACAGCGCAATCTGTGTATGTATCGTCATCAAAATACTCGACATAGTATTGAGTAGCGCCATTAATAGTACGTTTAACGACTGTGTAGATTGTAGTGATATCTACACCAACATCTATGAACTCGCCATCAGTAACAAACTCTGATGGAGCGATAACATTCTGTTGACGTAGCAATGAGAAGACAGCCATTGTGCCAGCTGTGCTGTTGATGATTAACAGCAAATCATTCTCGTCTGTAGCTACAGTCCTACGCAATCCTAGTCTAGTTGGATTCTTTAATAGATGACCAGCCAGCAAAGAGATCTTGTTCGTTAAATACGTCAGCTGAGTATCCGAGAAAGCCATCTCATTTAGCGCTTTACCTTGGCGCTGAATAAACAGAGTGCCAGACTCTAGCTGCTGTACTCGAATGCCTTCCTTGCTGCCGTTACGACTAATTGTCTTTACAAAAAAGTTAGTAGGTGTAATTGGCTCTAATCCATTTTGAGGAATATAGAACTCACCACCAGTTGTGAATACTTGCAGATCTCGACCTGAGATCATGTCAGTAATTGAGTTATAAGTATTCGTGTCTAGCGTAGCTTCTACTGCATCATCATCTAATCCTTCGGTAGCTTCAAAGTCAAAGAATATACCTACCTTGCTACCCCAAATAGTAGATGGTCTAGATTCACTACCGCCAAAGTAAAGCCTACCTTCATGGAATGTAACTGTGGCCGGATAGCCTTTTGTGCTTGACCATACAGCCTCATAGCCAGATTCATAATCCCAACTACCTGATGCAATAGCCGATGAGTTAAAGAATGGGAACTCTGTAATAGCGCTCACCACTGTGCCTGATGTATAGGCAACAATCTTAGCTCTACCTTGTGGACTAGCATTCACGTATTGTCCAACACTACCAGCCGTAAATACTGATGCACTAGCAGTTAATGTGATCTTTCCAGCTACGGCTGATGGTGTCAGCGTAGCAGCTGGATTAGTTACGCTAAGAGTAAAAGCATACTTAGGTACAGAGTCAAAAGTAATTACTGATGCAGTCCAATCAGCATTGGTGGCTCCACGAACAATCTTAATTGGCGCTATAGATGGATGAACCACAATCAAAGTGTCAGCTGATTGAGTCCAGCAAATTCTAGCCAGCCTTGCTCCAGTTAAACCTACAGCCGATGTACTGAGATAGCTGTTGCCAGTTCCGTTGATGTTCGTAATTAATACCTTGTTTCTATACACATACATTCTGTTATGTGTGAAAACAAGCATATAACTATCAGAAGTTGAGAACTCAAACGCAACGCATCTCACACCATTAGCAGCAGATTCTGATCCACTATTAGGTAATGCTGATAAGTACCTTAAACCTGCTCTACGTCTCAATCCACCTTGTGGCTGGATCACTACGTTAGTAGCCTCAGACAAAGCATTCTGATAGGCAGCAAGATCCACACGAGCCAACAGTAGTGGATCCATCTCTCCTGAAGAGAAGTTTGTCTGGAGTGATACAAAACGTGTCATTAGTATCTAACCGCTATCAATGAGTAGTCTTCAATAGACTGCACAGGATTATTCTGTCCATCAATATTGATCGATGTACGCATATAGCCACCACGACCATTCTCAGCCGGAGAGCCTACAGCTACGCTCTGCCAGTATTGAGCCTTATCTACCTGATCTGTGATTGGTAAAGCAAAGTGCCAAGCCATTACATATTTAAGCAGCTGCACAAAGTACGATGGCATAGCATATTCTGGAGTTGAATACTGATATTCAGCGTAAATAGTTTGCTCATTCGTCAGTACCTTATCACCCATGATTTTGTAGTTTTGGATTGGATAAGCGCCAACATTTCCAGTGTTGAATATCTTGCGAGGAGATCCTAAACGATCACCAGACAAAGCATATTCATAACGATATTCATTAGTTGGAGTAGTTACTAGCTGTGCTAGTTGTTCTTTTTTAAAACTAAATGACCAAGGATAGGTCATTAAGATTTGATTTTTGATGTCGTGATAAAGTCGATCAGCTACATTAGCCTCATCAGTACCGTCATTAAATGACGATATTGGACGAGCGCCCAACATGATCAATGCATCAGAGCAAATCGATAGACTGGTATCGCCAGCAGCCATGTCCAGATCCTTAATGTGATAAAGGGCTACCCTCGGAAACCAAGAGCAGCCCTGTGTTTGACACTGACTAGATTAGTCAGTATCTGTTGCGCTTACAGTTGTACCGTCAGCGATATCAACAACACCAGCTGTCGTATTGTGTATCAGCTGTTTTGTACGAGTAAATTGATGGTGCATTACCAGCTTTACTCGCTGCGATTGTTGCAAAGCCATCTGCAGAAAATGCCATATTAGCCCCCTATTAAGATTCGCGGCAGGTAATCGCTACGATACCTTCTGCGTCAATGGTTACAGCGCCAGCGCTGAATACTTCATTTACCAGCCAAGATGTCTTTTCTGGAATGTAGTTGATCTCCGAGCGCATACCTATACCTTCAGCGTAGCCGATTGCATCTTTGTGGAATGCGAAACATACACGATCCAGCGAACCATCGATAGCCAAGCCACCTTCAGAGCGATCACCTAATACGTGGAAAGTGAAACCCAAGTATGTGTTGATCTCGCCTTGTACTAGCGCTTTGATGCTATTGAAGTCAGAGGAAGTTACAGCTGTCTCAGACAACAAGTTAGATAAGCCGTTTGCATGGATGATGATGTTACGACCTTCAGAAGGTACGTTGTTCTTATCCAGTAAACGCTTTGCTTCACGCAGTTTAGCTAAGTTCATATTGGTGTCAGCGCCACCGATATCATTAGATACTGTCAATGAAGTGCCAGAAGCAGCCAATGCATCCAATACTAATTGGTCTTGTCTACGACCCATAGCAGAAGCTACAACTTGTACGAGTTCTTGACGCTCGTCAAAGTTTACTTTTTGCTGGGAGAAAATGTCCGAATACTCAGCTGCATTCCAGTCTTGCAATGTGCAAGTTACTGAGCTGAAGCCTACGTTCATTGGGGTTACATCGGTTTGTGTAATGCGAGCAGTCGCAACACCTTTACCGACTTTTGGGAATTTTACGGTTGAGCCTTCGACACCACGACGTTGACGCACAGCGCCCACAAGCATTGCTTTCGCTTGGTATGCTTGTTTGACTTCTGCATCAAACAGGGTGACAAAAGCGTTTGATAAAGATACGCTCAGCCTGATATGCCTTGATGCTGTTTTACACTATTTTTTAAAAAACGCAAAACGAAAAAAAGCCCAGCACTTGGCTGGGCAAACTCCAAGACAGAGGAGGGAGACTCTAACCGAATGTCTGTGCAAACATCCGTTCTACTTTCTGCCTGTAGGCTGGATCCGTTTTGTACTTTGGATCATTGACCATGCCGTACAACTCTTCTTTACTTGGTGCGCCATCTACTGGCACTGAGTTGGTAGGAATCTTAGTGCCTTCATAGGTTTCACGCAACTTTGCCAACGCTTTAATTCCCTTGGCTGTGCCACCCATAATCTTGAATTCTTCAAAATCATCAGCACCCCATATGCCTTTATTGACCAATCCCCTACCCCAATCAGTCATAGACTTGATCATAGCGTTTGCATTTGGCCCAAGTGCCTTGAGTTCAGCATCACGATTAAATGCTGCTTGCTGTTGTTGAGCGCCACCCATCTCAACTACTTGCCCTACCAGCTTATCCAAAGCCAGCTGGCTGATGCCGAATTCCTGCGCCCAGCCCATTACCGTATTTCTTACAGGATCGTCTTCGGGAATTGAACCAAATGCGCTGGTATCGTATTTACCATCGGCTGGTGGTTTGTGTTTGCCTTGGCTGATCTGCTTTCTGAGATCGCCCCAGCTTTTTGCTATTGCCTCCAAGTCTGGCTCGGACTCG